GATCTGCGAATAGCAGTTCCCGTACAGCAAAAGGTGCGTCATCATCGTTTCCCGGTAGGCGAAGGACGTCATCTCCGGATTTGGCTCATTGTGGAGCAGAAAATAAAGCGGATGATCCACCGCTTTCTCCTTGCTCCCCTCAGAGGTATACCGGTAGAGATGAAGTGGCAGACTTGCCACTGCTTCGGACAGGATCCGCACGCAGCAGTACACCGCTGTAACCTGCATGGAAGTCTGCTCATTGACAGGCTTCCCTGCAGCTGTCCCGCCGAACAGGAAGCTGAAGGAGCTTCCCGCGGTAGAATCCTTTGGCTTATCCCTGCTCTTGAACATCCCTGAAAATATGCTCATCTGAAATCCTCCATTCCATTCAGTGCCTCCCTGATCAGGAGAAATCCGATAATCGAAAGAATGATCATATCCGCCTCCTTCAGGGCATAATAAAAGCACCCGTCGGATTGCTCCGGCAGATGCTCTGTGTTGATCCTATTATCTCCAATGTATTTCTGGTTATTAAATCAGACTCCGTATTACTGTTTCTATAGTCATTTCGTCAAGACCTTCTTGTGAAATCCCCTTTTTCCACAGTAGGGGCACTTCATTCTCCTGCTTCTGCCCATGTGCGGTGCCATGATGACCGCCTTCATGGATGGCACGTACTTTTTTCCGCAGTTAGGGCATTCATAATAACCGGCATCATGCTCCAGCCGCAGGCAGTAAAGCATTCCAATCACGAAGATTCCTGCGGCAATAAGGATCATCACTATCCTCCATACAGAGGATGTCAACGCAAAGCTCGCAGCAAAGATCAGCACCATAAAAGAAATAGAACTGATATAGCCAATCACGACTTCGAGTGAGAGCAGCTTCTTGTTGTTCAGTTCCTCCTGCTTCTGAAGCTGCAGCAGATTCTCTTCAGCTTTTTCCTTGTAGTTTTCCATATCCAATCGCTCGCCGCTCAGGAGTTCATTTACCGTAATCTTCAGGATTTCACATAGCTCCAGCATAAGGGATGCGTCTGGCATACTCCTGCCATTTTCCCATTTAGAGACTGCGCGGTCCGTTATCCCGAGTTTCTCCGCCAGTGCTGCCTGCGTCAGACCGATGCTCTTCCTGCAGGATGATATAAATTTTCCAATTTTCTCCTGATCCATTCGGGAGCCCTCCTTTCACTGGCGATGATAAAGAATTCCAGCATATATGAACATGTACTGACGGTTGAGTCTATCATTTTCTGCCATTTCTATGTACTCAACCAGCAGTAGAGACTGATATAACCCCGATTTCTACAATCTATGTGGCTCTATTCATCATACCAAAATCCACATGTCAGATAAACAGAATTCCCCTGGAGTCGTAAACACTGTTCTGCGGTCCGCTGTGCCGGATTGCCCGGTCCAGTGCCATGACAGTTGCCACAGCGGCGTCAATCTTCTCCGTCGACTTCTCCTTATCCATCTTGATGTTGCCGGCAGGATCGGTCCGGACGAAAACGTTGTCCATCATCCAACGAAGAACAGGATGCCCGCCGTGAGCAATCCGCTGCTCCAGCACGAGCTTCATAAGCTCCTTTGTTGGCGGGCTCATGTCCTTGTAGCCCTGTCCGAAAGGCACGACAATAAAGCCCATGCCTTCCAGGTCCTGCACCATCTGGGTAGCTCCCCATCGGTCAAAGGCGATCTCGCAGATGTGGTATTTTTCATTCAGCTTCTCAATGAAGCTCTCGATAAAACCGTAGTGGATTACATTGCCTTCCGTCGTCATCAGATGTCCGGTCTTCTCCCATACATCATAGGGAACATGATCTCTCCGGACTCGGAGCCTCATGTTGTCCTCCGGGATCCAGCAAAAGGGAAGCACGATGTATTTCTCATCATCGCTCCGCGGAGGAAATACCAAGACGAATGCTGTGATATCCGATGTACTGGAAAGATCAAGACCTCCGTAGCAGTCCCGGCCTCGAAGCTCCTCCGGATCCACAGGAAATGCACAGGCATCCCATTTCTCCATCGGCATCCACCTGGTAGACTGCTTCACCCACTGATCCAGACGCAGCTGCCGGAAGGCATTCTCCTCAGCAGGGTTGTCCTGAGCGGATCTGCAGGCATTCCGAACCTTCTCGATATCAATCGTATGCCCCAGAGAAGGATTGGCCTTGTACCATACCCTCTCATCCGTCCAGTCATCGTCATCCGCTGCCCCGTAGATCACCGGATAGAATGTCGGATCGATCTTCCTGCCGGCAATGATATCCTCCGCCTTCTGGTGCTGCTCATAACAGATGGAATTCCGGTCTGTTCCTGCCGTAGTGATCAGGAAATACAGCGGCTGTTTCCGGGCGTCGCCGGATCCGCGGACCATGACATCAAACAACTCTCTTGTCGGCTGCGAGTGCAGCTCATCGAAGATGACCGCATGGACATTCAGCCCATGCTTCGTATAGGCTTCTGCCGACAACACCTGGTAGAAGGAATTCGTCGGCTGATAGACCAACCGCTTTGTCGACATGATCGGCTTGATTCGTTTCTTCAGTGCCGGACACTGATCCACCATGTCGACGGCAACATCAAAGACAATGGACGCCTGCTGCCGGTCGGAAGCGCAGCCGTAAACCTCTGCTCCCCACTCACCGTCGCCGCAGGTCATATACAGGGCGACCGCGGCAGCCAGCTCCGATTTTCCGTTCTTCTTCGGGATCTCAATATAGGCGGTATTGTACTGCCGGTATCCGTTCTCTTTAACCGTCCCGAAGATGGTCCGGATGATTTCCTCCTGCCAGGGCAGGAGCTTGAAATTCTGTCCGTGCCAGATGCCCTTGGTATGCTTCAGGTTCTCAATGAAGCGCAGCGTCTTCTGCGCCTTGGCTTCATCAAACATCAGCCGCCGCCAAGTAGCTCTTCCATCTCATCCTCATCTGTATCATCGTGAGATACGACGATTCTGGACCTGGACGACGGTGTCAGCCCGAACTCAGATGCTGCCTGAAGCATCAGCTTCTGATTCGTATTGGCGATGCCGACCCACGGAGTCTGCTGCTGATATCCTTTATCCGTTTCAAAAACGGAGCCCTCGGAGTTAATATGCTCCTGGGCTTCCTTCCATCTGGCGTAGGACTGGCAGTAAGCCGCAAAGGCAGCCATGTCGATCTGCGTCAGCACGCCAAGCTGAGACAGGTTCTCAGCCAGTCTCTTCCATTCCTTCTTTGCCTCCGGCAGGAGCCATGCAGGACAGGGCGGCATGCCCTTGTCAGGCTTCGGCTCAGATCTGTTCAGTTTTCTCTTGCCCGGATTGCCTTCCAGCTCCTTCAGAGCAGTCGGCTTGGGCTTTCTTCCAGCTGCCATAGGGCACCTCCCTTCTTAAAAAATCAGCACGAAAAAGGACATCAGCTGGTCTTCCTGCTGACGTCCTTTAAGATCAATTATCAAGTTCATAAGGTTAATGAACCCATTTATATCTTACCTTCTCGGAACTATATCGATTATAATCCAATAGTTTTTCCCTCTGAAGTCTTCCAATAACAATATAAGGTCTGACATTTTGATTTGTAGCAAATGCTCTTATTGCTTCAAGCTCAAAATCGCCGTGATCAACAAAATTCCTGTAGGCAACTGGATCGAGTAGCCTTGTGCTTGCAAAACTATTTGCTCCAATCTCAATATCTGCATTTTCATCGTAATCGATAAACTTAATAGATCTATTTACATCTCCATTTACGATATGTCCCAATTCGTGAAATAGTGAAAACCAGAAAATATCAGCATAAGAACCTCTGATAGTTAAAACCATCTGATATGTTCCATCATCCTTCTTTGAAATATATCCCTGAACTGGTGCCCCTCTGAAGTTTCTAACGACAGAAAAATCAATCCCATAATTGGCAAAAAGCTCGGTTAGCGATTTCTGAACTGATTCACCGGCATTGCACATAACCGCCTTTACCTTTGTTACCAATTCATCAACTTTTCCGTCATCAAACTTGGTCGTAACGTTACGATTTTCTCCTGCAATCTGGCATAGCCTAATCCACGCTCCCATGACATACGGATCGACCTTAGATTTCGTGGACATTCGCAGTGCGCCTTCTGGAACCATGCCTTTAAGATTTGCTATATTGCTTATTTGAAGGGCTTTCCTAAGAGATAGAATTGAAGCATCAACAGCTTCCCGAATTGGCATCTTTCCACGATGTCTAAGATATTTCACAATATCTTTCAAGCTTTCCCTGGCTGATCTTTCTTCATCTGTAATTGTCTCAGATGCATTAGCTTCCAATAATTCCGCATCATAGTTCGCCTGAAGATTGATCCAGAATGATTTAGGAACGCCAAGCGCATACTCAAGCGCAAAAGCAAATTTTGCAGAGATATCCTTTTTTCCTGAAATCACATTACAAACGTAGGCAGGTGTCACACCCGTTCTCGCAGCAAGTTCAGCTTGTGTTATTCCTCTTTCTGTAAGTACATCTCCTAATGTTTCTCCCGGATGAATAATCAGATCACGGGATATACCAGTTATCTTTGTCGCCATGATAATCACTCACCCCTTCCACTTCAATCTCTTCACATATCATTACAGTATCTTCCGTAGCGTTTGGTTCTATAATCAATCTTACATTTGCCGCCACGTGTAATGAATAACGTATATGTTTATAACCAGATAGCTGTTCCGGCTTTCCAAGTCCCAACGATAAGAAATCTCCGAAATTATCGGCAGCTATCAAATGGTCCATATGCTTCTTTATTGCGCGTACCCATTCGAATGGTAGTTTCTTTTTCATCTTTGAATAATCAGTGAAATACTTTTCCACCTTCTTATTCGCATATGTTATTTTCAATAATAACCACCACCGTCCTTTGATATATGATTAACCTTTTGGTTAATTCATATTATCATCAGATAGTTCTTTTGTCAATAACCATATACCCCCATCTTCAATTTCGCGATTTTCCGCGCGAAGGGGAGGCGTCGGTCTTGGAGCCCAAGGTCCCAGAGATTCGAATCCCCCCACCCTCGTCCGGATCAGTACTTATATTCCCTCGGGAAATTTCTGTCCTCGCGGGCTGTCTTCTGATCGTGACACTGCTTGCACAACGGTTGCCAATTGTCACGATCCCAGAAGAGCTTCATGTCTCCACGATGCGGAACGATATGATCCACGACCTCTGCACGGGTATACTTACCGTGCCTCTCGCACTCAGCACAGAGAGGATGTGCATGAAGGAAAGCTTTGCTTGCCTTCTGCCACCTCCAACCATAACCTCGGGCAGCGGAGCCGCCGGCTCTGGTGTCCTTCTTCTCAGCTTCATGCAGAGGTGCGTGCTTCTTACAATACTTCTCCCCGTATGGAATCAGCTCTGGACAGCCCGGGTGCGCACACGGATGCTTTGGTCTGCTTGGCATTGTGCCATCTCCTCCCACGAAAAAAGCCCTGCGGGTATCCCCTACCCTGCAGAGCTTCTCTCATCTTCACTTTCGTCAGCTTAACATTATCACAATGGTCACATGCACTTCTGCGCATTTTTGTGCATTCCTGAAAAAACTTTATGCCGATCTGTCTAAAAGCTCCTGAACCTTATCCAGTCCCCGCCCGTGCAGCATCTGAACCCAGCGCACCTTCTTGTCGATGTCACAGGCAATCTCCTCCCAGGAACACATCTCCAGATATCTCTTCTGAAGAACAATCCGGTAATCCACCTCGTCAATCTGCTCCAGGGTATCGTTGATCTCCCTCTTGATGGAGATCAAGCGGTCCAGATTCTCCCGGACCTCGTTCTCATAATCGATGATCTTGCAGACCGTATCCTCCATCCTTGAGGTCGTTGATCCCTTTGCCTTCGGCATGTCGCTGATGACCGCCGACATATTGGTGGCAAGAGCATTCATCTTCTCAATCTCCCGGACCTTGCTGTTGATCCTCTGGTCCAGGAATCTTGCCTGCTGCAGAAACTCCTTAGCCTTCATAGCCAACCGCCTCCTTCATTCTCCTGATGAGATATTCCCCGTCAACGCTGGTCAGTGTTGAATACCAGCCCGACCGGAAGAATCTCTCGTTATCTTCCTTCTCCTGCTTTGCTGTCCGGCTGCTCGGATTACGCTTCAGACTCTTCAAGGCTTTCATGTAATCCTCTGCAGCAAGCTTCACAATGGCATTTGCCAGTGCCTCATAGCCGTCATAATCTGCCTTCGCCATCGGCACCTCCGATCTCAGCCTTCACAGCGTCGATCAGGGCGGACTGTGTCCGGTCCTTCTGCTGCAGCGCCTTCATCACACGTTCATCAATTGTGTCGGCTGTGATGATATGCTGCACGATGACTGTCCCGGACTGCTGCCCCTGCCGCCAAAGCCTGGCGACTGTCTGCTGATATAGCTCCAGGCTCCAGGTCAGCCCGAACCAGATCAGAGTATTCCCGCCCTGCTGCAGGTTAAGTCCATGCCCGGCGGATGCCGGATGGATCAGGGCAACCGGGATCTCTCCCTTATTCCATCTGCTGATGCTGGAATCCGAATCCATTCGCTCAAACGAAATCCCCTTAGCCTTCAGTCTCTCCTCAATCCTCTGCAGATCATGCTTGTACCAATAAGCCACCAGAACCGGCTTCCCGTTTGCGGCCTCGATCAGATCCTCCAGGGCATCCAGCTTCCGGTCATGAATCTTCACGACTTCTCCGTCATCGGTATAAAGGGCTCCGTTTGCCATTTGCAGGAGCTTTCCGGAAAGGGCTGCCGCGTTTGCCGCTGTAATTTCCTTCTCCGGAAGCTGCAGGACCAGCTCGTGCAGCATGGTCTGATACTTTGCTGTCTCGGCATCATCCAGATAGACCTTCTCGCTCACGCTGATCAGCTCCGGCATCTTCAGATGATCCGTATTCTTCATGGAAATCGTGATGTCAGAGATCCGGTCATAGATCTTTTGATCCGCGCCTGGGAGCAGCTTATAGCTGTAAACCACCGGTCCGTTCATCCTGTCAGGCCTGAAAAATGCATTCCTGTACCAGCCGATGAACTTGCCAAGCCTCTCTCCCATGTCCAGGAGTTTGAACTCTGCAAAGAGATCCATTAACCCATTGCTGGACGGTGTTCCTGTCAGCCCTACGATTCTTTTTACCTTTGGCCTGACCTTCATCAGAGCCCGGAAGCGCTTGGACTGCCAGCTCTTGAAGGAAGACAGTTCATCGATCACGACCATGTCATAATCAAAGGGAAGCCCGCTGTCCTGGATCAACCAGGGAACATTTTCCCGATTGATGATATAGATGTCAGCATCTGCCTTCAGCGCTGCCAGCCGTTCCGCCGCTGTACCAACAGCCACTGAATACCTGAGTCCCTTCAGGTGATCCCACTTCTCTATCTCCTCTGGCCAGGTATGCCTTGCCACCCGAAGCGGCGCAATGATCAGGACCCTGCTGATCTCGAAGCGCTCATACATCAAGTCCTCTATGGCAGACAGGGTAATGGAACTCTTGCCCATACCCATGTCCAGAAGAATCGCCGCAACTTGATGCTCCTCTATGAACCGGATCGCATAGGTCTGATAATCATGTGGACTGTATTTCATCAAGGATTCCTCCGATCTGCTCTACTCCGTCAAGAATGTGCGTGGGATACCCCAGCTTCCGCAGGAGCTTATGTCTTGCCAGCTGCAGTGGTCTTGGCTTCTCTCCCGGTGCCTTTACTTCTACGAAGCCGAAATGTTTATCCGGCAGCAAAACAATCCGGTCCGGCATCCCGTCATATCCGGGACTCACCCACTTCGGACAGATCCCGCCACGCCTCTTAACCTCAGAGACTAATTTCTGCTCAATCACTTTTTCCCGCATCGCAATTCTCCGTCATTGCCGAAAGTGCAGGTCGTGAAGGTCGTAGTATAAACTTCTCTATAGGGCATTTTCCTGAAATTCCTCTATAAGGTAGCTTTAGGAAATGACCTTCACGACCTGCACAAATGGCTTAAAATCAGCATTCTTCAATATCCGATTCTCAGAAATGACTTTTGCAAATGACCTGCATGAGCTGCACCGGTTTTGAAAAAGTCTTCCCTTTGACCTGCACAATCTGCATCTCTGCCAAAAGGGTTCTGGAATCGACCTTCACGACCTGCATCGACCTGCACCTTAATCCAGGAAATCCTCTCCGGATCTGAGCTTCAATCCGTGCACAAGGATCCCGGAGCTGGTCTTCCTTCTGACGTAGCCGGCCTTCTCAATTGCCGTATAAAAGTCCGTGGTGCTGCGGGTATACTCTCCGTTCTGGATGCAATAGGCCCTGTACTGCTGGTAAAGCTCCCCGGACTTCTCCGTCAGTTCCTTTCCGGTCTCACAGCACTCTGCCAGGAAATGCCCCAGCCAGTCATTGTCCTCCCGATAGTCCTCAATGGCTGCCTTCACGACCCGCGGCAGCTCTGTCTTGAAATGCAGGGCAATCGCCTTCTGGGCGCCCTGGATAATCCACTTCAGGATGTAGCCGCCGGCCTTCTCATAGAGATAATCCGCATAGTTCTTGATATCGCTGTCGCCGACGATCTTGGCATTGAAGGGAATGACGATCAGTCGCCTCCAGATCCCGTCGTCATTGGCGCCGACCTTGGGAAGATGGTTCGTGTAGAGGACCAGCGTGTGAGACGGTGTAAAGGAAAAGGGAGCCTTGTATTTCTTTTCCGCGAAGATCTCATCCGTAGAGCAGATCTGCTTGACCACAGAGGTATTGAGCCTCATGCCCTCCTCCATCTCGGAGGCAATGATAAGACGCTTTCCCTTCAGCTCTGCCATCTCCGGCTTCACATTTCTCTTGCAGTTCATGGTCAGCGTCTCTGCGGACAGCTTCCCGCTGTAGGTTCCAAGCACCCGGGAGATCGTGTTCCAGAAGGTAGACTTGCCGTTGGCACCACCGCCATAGGCGATGATCAGATGCTCCTGATAGACCTTGCCAACCGCAGCCATGCCGACTACCAGCTGCACGTAGTCGATCAGCTCCTGGTCTCCCTGGAAGAAAAGCTGAATGGATTCCTCCCACAGGTCTTTCCCTTCATCCGAGGGAGAGCAGGCCGTCAGCTTCGTGATGAGATCTGCCGGATCATGGGGCTGATCTCCTGCCATGCCCTTTTCCAGGTTGAAGGTCGCATAAGGCGTATTGAGAAGATTCGGATCCTTGTCCAGATCGTCCACACCGACCGCCACCATGGCCTTGGTAAAGTTCATGGCGTTCATCGCATACTTGTAATCCCGGCGCTTCATGACGAAGGCCAGATAGGTCTTTGCCGCCAGAAGCGCAAAGAGGAGCTTGAACTGCTGATCTCCGGAGACCGCCTTCTCCAGTGTTTTCCCGCCGGCGATCACCGTTTCCTTCGGCACTCCGCTCTGGATGAGAGCCTCCTGTGCCCTCTGGACCTGGTCCTGCGCATCCGCAAGCTGCAGATCCAGGAACTCAACCATTGCACCGACCGCCAGCTGCCTGTCCTCGATCCAGGCCTCGCCGTCATACCTGAGAAAATCCGTTGCCTCAGAAAAACGAAGCTCTCCGCCGTATTCCTTCGTGAAGGCCTTGGCCTCTCCGACATCGGAGTAGTCCGTCGGCTTCAGGGAATCATCAAAGTCCGCATCATACTGCTCCGGCGGCACATATCCGTCAGAGGTCTGCACCTTCTTCCGGAAAAACTTCAGCGCAGAGTTCCATATGGTCTTCAGCTCCTGATTGGAAAGAGGCGGATCACATTTCAGAGCTTCATCCAGGAAGACCTGCTTTGTCTTATTTGTCTCTCCGAAGCGCTTCAGGGCTCTCCCTGCGAAATGGGACAGCGTATTATTCCTGTTGCCCTGCTTGATCGTCCCGTCCAGGCTCCTGCCTGCAGGCTTCTTTTTCGGAAGCTCTGTCTCTTCCTTATGAAGGACGACCTCTGTCTCCTCATCGATCGTGGTCCAGCCCTCATGCCAGACGATGTCATCGCTGTCTGAGCCGAAAATGAACCTCGCCGCGTCCAGAGCGTTGTCATCGAAGAAGGGATACTTCCTCTGCAGTGCTTCCTTCAGACCGGCGTAATAATCCGGATCTGTCGTTTCAGCGATCTCGAAGTAGATGTGCATCCTGGGTCTGGGACCGTAGTCGTCCTTCGGCAGCATATGATGCCTGCTGGGAACAACTGCATAATTCATATCCCCGAACAGGTCCTCCAGCTTCTCGAAGGTGATCCACTCACCCGGCTCCTCTGTGTGGTCGTTGTCGATATCCATGACCAGCACGTTGGACCGGAGGAAGTTCTCGATGCTGCGGTAGTTCTTCTTATAAACCGCGCACACGTGATCGAACCTCACCGCCTGCTGCAGCTCCTCCGGCCCCGTGACCTCCACCGTATTCGGATAAAGGCAGTTCTTAGCATCCTGGGTCACCCTGGCTGTCTGTAAAACCAGCTTCATTCTTAAGACCTCCTTGTAAGTAGTGAGCCTGAAAGCTCCTACTCCTTAAAGTTCCCCCGTCACTGTTTTTTCCGCTCCGCCGGCAGATTTTTTCAGGAGATCCGAATCGCTTCCTTTTATATGCAAAATCGCCGTCTCGCTCTTTTGAAAAATTTTCCGGAGACAGCGGAATTTTTCCTTCCGGGGGAACTTTAAGGACTGTAAGGGACAGGAAGTCCCGCAGAAAGGAGGCCGACATGAGCGAAGCCAACATGAACAGAGCCGCTCCCAGAACGCGCGACGATGAGGATCTCATCGATACCCTGATTGCCATCAGCGTCGTGGCAAAGCGACTCGCAAGCAAATTACAGAAGGAATTGACAAAGGAAGGAGACAAGGATGGGAAAAATGAATGAGCTCTCCCAGGCGGTTGATAACCTGATCACCTGCGGAGAGACCCTGATTGAGACCGGCAAAGCCCTGAAGGCTTTATATTCCTCTACGGAGCCGGAAGCGGAACAGCCTGCAGCGGCAGGAAAGCCGAAAAAGGAAGCTGCTCCTGCGAAGGAGGAAAAGACCTACTCCAAGGAGGACGTCAGAGGTCTCCTGGCGGCGAAGGCCAATGCAACAGATGGGAAGTTCAAGGCAGCCGTGAAGGCATTGGTACAGAAATACGGAAACGGCGGCACACTGAAGGATATTCCTGCAGAGAGCTATCCGGATCTCGTGAAGGAACTGGAGGGACTGACCGATGCCTAAGCACGCATATCTCTCCGCCTCCTCCAGCCACAGATGGCTCGAATGCCCGCCCAGCGCAAAGCTGTGTGCCGGCATCGTGGACAGCGGAAGTCCTTACGCCCAGCAGGGCACCGATGCCCATGCCCTCTGCGAGTACAAGGTTGAGAAGTATCTGGGAAGAAGCCCGACGGATCCGACAGAGAACCTGACCTTCTTCGACAGAGAGATGGATGAATGCACAGATCAGTACTGCTCCTATGTGATCGAGCAGGTCGAAGAAGCAAAGAAGCACTGCAGGGATCCGCTGGTCCTGGTTGAAGAAAAGCTGGATTTCTCCAGATGGGTACCTGAGGGCTTCGGAACCGGTGACTGCGTGATCATCGCAGACGACGTATTGCACATCATCGATTTCAAATATGGTCTCGGCGTCCTGGTGGATGCCAGGGAAAATCCGCAGATGATGTGCTACGCCCTGGGAGCTGTCGACCAGTACGACTGCCTCTATGACATCGAGACAGTGAAGCTGACGATCTTCCAGCCCCGCCGAGAAAATATCAGCACCTTCGAGATCGGTAAACAGGATCTCCTTCACTGGGCTGAGACAGTCCTGAAGCCGACAGCAGCTCTCGCCTATGACGGAAAGGGCGAGTTCAAGGCAGGCGACCACTGCCAGTTCTGCAAGGTCAAGGCGACCTGCAGGAAGCGGGCTGAGTACAACCTGGACCTGGCAAAGTACGATTTCGAGATGCCGGCCATGCTGGAAAATTCCGAGATCGCAGCCATCCTACCGCAAATTGATGAATTGACAGCCTGGGCGAATGACATCAAGGATTACGCTCTTCAGCAGGCTCTCTCCGGTGTGGAGTATGACGGCTTCAAGGTCGTCGCCGGCAAGTCCAACAGGAAGTATTCCGATGAAGCAGCTGTCGCCGAGAAGGTAAAGGCTGCCGGCTATGATCCCTACGAGAAGAAGCTCCTCGGGATCACCGCCATGACTTCCCTTCTGGGGAAGAAGAAGTTCGAAGAGCTCCTGAGCGCTCTCATCACAAAGCCTCAGGGAAAACCGACACTGGTGCCCGTGTCCGACAAACGGCCGGCACTCAATACAGCAAAAGATGATTTTAGTGAAAATTAAGGAGGAAATGAATTATGCCTAAGTTTATGAATGCCACCAAGGTGATCACCGGAGTCAACACCAGATGGTCCTATGCCAATGTCTGGGATCCCAAATCCATCAACGGCGGAGCGCCTAAGTACAGCGTCTCCCTCATCATCCCGAAGTCCGACAAGGCGACCGTCGAGAAGATCAAGGCCGCGATCCAGGCAGCCTATGAGGAAGGCGAGTCCAAGCTGAAAGGCAACGGCAGAACTGTTCCTGCTCTCTCCACTCTGAAGACTCCGCTTCGTGACGGTGATCTGGAGAGACCTGATGATGAAGCCTACAAGAACAGCTACTTCATCAACGCCAACTCTGCTACTGCTCCCGGCATCGTGGATGCGGACCGCAATCCGATCCTGGAGCGCTCCGAGGTCTACTCCGGCGTCTATGGCAGAGCCAGCATCAATCTCTACGCCTTCAACTCCAACGGCAACAAGGGAATCGCCTGCGGGCTCAACAACCTTCAGAAGATCCGCGACGGTGAGCCTCTGGGAGGCAAGTCCAGGGCTGAGGATGACTTCGCAGGTCTTGAGGATGACGGCGACGACTTCCTCGACTGATCACTGACAATCCATGCGGGCGGCGGTCCTGCTGCCGCTGCCTGCGACAATTTGAAGAAAAGAGGTATTCATCATGGAATTTGCAAATAGCGTTGTAACATTGATTGCCAATATCATCGGATGCGCCATGTTCGTAGCGTTCCTGGTCGGTCTGATCTATGCGATCCGCTTCATGCTTCAGGTCAAGCAGGAAGACAAGGAGGACTACGAGCGAAAGAAGGAACGAGAAGCCCTGGAATACAAGGAGTCCCATCTCCGCTATAAGAAGCTCCTGGAAGACAGGCGCTAAGCTCCGGAAGGCGGCAGGCACAGACGTCCTGCTGCCTCTCTTTTCAGTAAAGGATGACGAATATGATCAAGGAAATGTCAATCGACTTAGAGACCTACAGCGATGTGGACATCAGTAAATGCGGCGTCTACAAATACGCTGAGTCTGACCAATTTGAGATACTGCTCTTCGGCGTCTCCATCGATGGCAGCCCCGTCAGAGTCTATGACCTGGCCTGCGGCGAAGTCCTCCCGGAGGAGATCCTTGCAGCACTATCTGATGAGAATGTAACAAAATGGGCCTTCAATGCTTCCTTCGAGCGGATCTGTCTCTCCAACTGGCTGAAGCGATACCATCCGGAACACTTCTCCGGCTACAGCATCCCTGAGGATCCGGCAGGAAAATATCTGGATCCGTCTTCCTGGAAATGTACGATGATCTGGTCCGCTTACCTAGGACTTCCGCTCTCCCTGGCCGGCGTCGGTGCTGTGCTGAGATTGCAGGATCAGAAGCTGAAGGAGGGCAAGGACCTGGTCCGGTATTTCTGCTCTCCCTGCAAGCCGACCAAGGCGAACGGCGGCAGGACCCGGAACCTTCCGTAGCACGATCCGGAGAAGTGGGAGCTGTTCAAGTTCTATAACCAGCGCGATGTCGAGGTAGAAATGTCTATCCAGAAGCGCCTTGCCCACTATCCCGTCCCAGACCAGGTCTGGGAGGAATATCACATCGATCAGGAAATCAATGACCGTGGGATCCAGCTGGACATGGACGTCGTGAACAATGCGATCGCCTTTGATGAGAAATCCAGAGACAGTCTGATGATCCAGATGCAGCAGTTGACCGGTCTGGAGAATCCGAACAGTGTCACCCAGATGAAGGAATGGCTCTCCCAGAATGGCGTCGAGGCCGAATCCCTGGGCAAGAAGGACGTGAAGCAGATGATCCCGGAGACCGACGGCGATATCCGGGAAGCATTAAAGCTCCGTCTACAGCTGGCAAAGTCTTCCGTGAAGAAATATCAGGCCATGCAGAATGCAGTCTGCAAGGACGGCAGGGCTCACGGCATGTTCCAGTTCTACGGCGCCAATCGTTCTGGCCGCTGGGCCGGCAGACTGATCCAGCTGCAGAACCTTCCGCAGAATCATATGAACGATCTGGCAGAAGCGAGGGAACTGGTCCGCACCGGCGATTATGAAACGCTGGAAATGCTCTATGACGATATCCCGGACACGCTCTCGCAGCTGATCCGGACCGCCTTCATCGCAAGACCGGGATACAAATTCGTGGTATCCGACTTCTCTGCCATCGAGGCCAGGGTCCTAGCACACCTTGCCGGAGAGACCTGGCGATCCAAGGTCTTCGCTGAGGGGAAGGATATCTACTGTGCCTCCGCCAGCCAGATGTTCGGCGTCCCTGTCGTGAAGCACGGAATCAATGGACATCTCCGGCAGAAGGGGAAGATTGCAGAGCTGGCACTCGGCTACGGCGGATCCGTCGGCGCTCTGAAATCAATGGGAGCTCTGGAAATGGGACTGAAGGAAGAAGAACTGCAGCCGCTGGTCGATTCCTGGCGAGCGACCAATCCGATGATCACCACCTTCTGGTGGGACATCGACAGAGCAGTAAAGACTGCAATCAAGGAGCAGATCCCTACAGAGGTCCGCGGCATACACTTTCTCTGCAAGAGCGGCATGCTCTTCATCAAGCTCCCATCCGGCAGGATGCTTTCCTACGTGAAGCCACGGATCGGAGAGAACCGCTTCGGCGGAGAATCCGTCTCCTACATGGGCGTCGGATCTACGAAGAAATGGGAGCGAATCGAATCCTACGGCCCGAAGTTCGTGGAGAACATCGTCCAGGCCATCAGCCGGGACATCCTCTGCTACGCCATGCGGACCCTCTCCCACTGCTTCATTTGCGGCCATGTCCATGATGAACTGATCATTGAATGCAGTCAGGATGTCGATTACAAGGTAATCTGCGAACAGATGGGCAGGACTCCGCCCTGGCTACCCGGGATCCAGCTCTGCGCCGATGGGTATGAGACAAAATTTTATATGAAGGACTAATGACAAAACAGCGGCCTACCGGTACATTTCCGGTAAGCCGCTGCCTGTTCTATATTGAAATATTCAGTAGTCTCTTCAACCCCTTTTTATTCTTGGGGACGTTTCTGTCGGGAGCTATACTTCTTAAATAATCTCCATATTCTCCGATTTCTATATCTTCAAGCATAGCAATGTTCAAAAGATTTTTTGCTCTCGAAGAACCTGTGTACAGCAGCCTTCTGTTTTCGGGATCCTTCAGCGACGACATAGCAGCATCCACGATAAGGATTGCCTCTGCTTCCAGTCCTTTGAACTTTCTTATTGTCGTAAACAGTACCTTCCCCGGCTCACTGTGGTATGAAAGCTCTAATCCTGAATGTTTCTTGCCTGTATCCACCCATGATTTTTCTGTGGTTTTCGCAGTCAGGATAACAATATCCGAAGGATCCAGCCCCTCCTCGGATACATGCTTTATAAAATCATCCACGATTTTATTAATCTCAGATTCTGTTGTATAGAATTTGGCCGCAGGTATCTCCCCATGAATATCGTTATATGAAACATTATCCAGCCCCATTATGCTGCATGAGGTCTTAAATACTTCTGCGGTATTTCTGCAATTTTTGTGAAGCACCAGACGGCATTCAGCATCATCTATCCATTTGGGAATCTGGTTTTTCATGATATATTGATTCCGGTCATAGAAAACGTAGAAACATCCGCCCTTTAGCTTTACCAGTTCATACAATCGATTAAGAAGTCTGTCATCTAAATCCTGACCTTCATCTACGATGATATTTGAGTATATCCAGCTGCCCTCATCAAAAACTTCCTCAAGATACTCCTCAAATTCGGCCAGCACTTCATCTATCGGAGCATCTGAATGACCCATTATTTCAAATGCCAGGGAATGAGCATTATGAAATGTCACATTGGGGATACTATTATTCCGCTTCAGTGCATCTCTAAGGAAGCTGTTAAAGCATAGGAAAAGCACTTGTTCATCCTGTGCTGCAAGCCGCCTAGCCTTTTCTACGGCAAGCACTGTTTTCCCTGTCCCTGCCAGTCCATGTATTACGGCTGTTTTCTGTTCCTCTAGGAAATCAAGAAGAGACGCTTGCTGCTTGGTAAGCTGGATATAACTTTCCTCTATCTCTTCCATCTTTGTTTTAAGCCTTGGAATCACATGGAAGTGTGGGCACAAAACCGCTACAACCTTCTGGAACTGAAGTGAATCAAGCCGTACCTGTCTGTATTTTGAAGCCCAGAAAGAAAAAGCTGCATCTACTGCCTTTTCTGCATTTCCAAGGCTGTTAAGATCAAGTGTTATTTCTCTTGGAGATTCCGGAGGCAATTCAGCCTTTTTATCTATTTCTATCGAAGGAAACCATACACCATAACACATCATTGGGAGTCTGAAATCAGTTATTCCACGATTCAGACGATCCATTATTTCAAACTGACTTTTCCTCGCCTGTACATATGGCTCAATCCTTTTTGACACACCGCTTCGCGTATTTGTCTGTATCCACTCGCCGTTCTTATATTCGATTTCTCCTGATTTTACTTCGATAACAAAGATACCTTTTGATGGATGTGCAATAACAAAATCGGCCTCGCCGATAGTCCTCTTTTCATTAACACCCACCCAACTCAAAGAATAAAAAACTGTATACTGGTCACTCAAGGACCTGAGCGCCTCATATACTTTCATTTCTCCATAACTGTTGTTAAAATCTTCCGGCTTTACGCTTGGAATAAAAACTGCCACGCCTCACCGCCTCCTATATATCAAGAGCCCTCTTTACAAGCTGCTCTGCAGTTTGTCCTGATTCTATCCCATCAACGAAGCTCTCAAATGCAGCCACCCTTGCCCTCTTCTTTTCTTCCTGATCGGCCAAGATCGTGTCCTGTAGTTCATCGGTCAACTCATTTTTTATCGTATAAAACATAGCCTTACTCGGCGCCAGTTTCATTCGGATATCACCCTTGACACATTTATCCCATAATTCAAGAGAGATCGTGTTTATATTTTTTCCGCTCTTTTTGGCAATAAGCTTCATCAACCCTGTTTTTGAAAATTTGGACAGACTATCGAGATATGCCTTTCCGGATTCTGTCACGCCTTCAAAGCACTTTATGGACTGAACACCCTTTGCAATAATTGAGATAACCCCGTAATCCATTAGCAGCGCAAATGCTGTTCTCTGCTCTTCAGTCATTGTTTCATAAGATACATGATCAAAAGCCTTTCCCTCGCCAAGCTTCCGATCATCCCACTCATTTCTCAATGAACTTTCAGTACATAATGTCTGATTTAATAGCATACGACGGCCGCGTTTTGACTGATTCGTATATAACAGATATCCATATGCCGGCTTACCATCACGGCCGCCACGGCCGACCTCCTGATAATACTGTTCGACTGTTTCAGAGATCAGATAATTTACCACAACTCTTATATCCGTTATATCAACGCCCATTCCAAAAGCGGATGTCGCAAACACGATCTTGATGCTTCCATCCATGAACCCCTGCATGACGGCATCTTTATCTCTGTCACCCATATCTGAGTCAAAATAGGCAACACCCTCATAAACGTCTTTGTATTTTTCATACAGCGTTCGTGTCGTCCCTTTATTCCCCTTCTTTCGATGAGCAAACACAAGGATCTTTTCTCCTGCATGTTCCCCTATGATCCGTTCCAGCTCGCTGTCCTTTGTTTCTTCCTTTCCATCTTTAAGGTTTATTATTTCTAGATGCAGATTCTCTCTCCAAAGCTTTTCACCCTTTATTATCTTGGAGATCCTGAACTCTTTATAAATCTGTTCCTGTTGCTTTTCATTCAAAGTGGCTGTGAGGCAGAGTACCCTCGGCCAATCAGCAGCAAAGATTCTGTCCAGAAATAGCGGAATATTCCGATACGCCGGACGAAATCCTTCACCCCACTGTGAAACGCAATGAACCTCATCCACAACGACCAGTCCGATATCATCTTTCCGCAATTTCAGCATATATTCGAGATACCCGTCGTTAGCTACTCTCTCCGGTGATGTGAAGATAAATTTGGGAAGCACTCCATTCGCCATATCCGTAATGGTGCGGAACTGTTTTCTATAATCCATTCCCGAGAAATTTACAGACTGAAGCCCCAGCGAAGTCAACTGCTTGCACTGTTGATTCATAAGAGCAACCAGTGGTGATATGACTAGTGTAGCTTTGCCCAGCGCCAATCCAGCGATTTGATAAATCAGTGACTTTCCGCCGCCGGTAGGCATAAGACACAGTACGTTTTCACCGGCAATCAGAGCGTCGATCGCCGGTTCCTGTACATCCTGAAAATTTTCAATTTTAGGAAAATATTTACGCAGTAAGTCTTTCTTATCCATAATCAC